TCAGGCACTTGATGGTCACGAACAAAGCGGTGCATGGACTCCCAATCGTTAGTCCAATAGCGGGTTTTGACCGACTTGATGATCGTGCCAAACTGGGTCTTGATGCTGTCCGCACCTGTGGCCTTGCAGACTTCTAGCATGGCTTTCTCTACGACTTCCATCTTGCCTTTGAGTTCGGCCTCTTGGGTCTCAAACTCATGGCGCATCTCTTCTAGTTTGTCCCTCATCTTGAGGTAGACCTTGGCAAGTTTATCGGCTCCAATGTTATCCATGATTTTCTCCATTCTCGTTACTGTTGTTTACTTTGTCAACAACATTATGGAAAAGTTCCACGACTTTTGAATGGACATCTTCTTTTCTTCTAAGCGCCCCGTAGACTTGTGCTTCTACGCCTGATCCTTGCAAATGGACAACGGTTGTCTTGTTGGTCTGTCCCTGCCTGTGTACCCGTGCATTGGCTTGTAGATAGGTTTCTAGGCTCATGGTGGGGCCGAACCAAATGACGGTATCTGCGGCAGTCAGGGTCACTCCGTGAGCCACTGCTTGGGGCTGTATGACCAGCACGCGGGGGTCTGTCTCCTGTTGAAATCTCCTGAAAATATCTGCTCGTTTAGTCGCACTTACGCTCCCTGAGATGACCTCGTTTGTTATGCCTTCTTTAGTTAGGGTTTCCGATACCACCTCGATGGCGTGCCGAAATGGCACAAAAATCAAAACTTTATTAGTAGTTTCCCTAATAACTTCCAACATGACGTTTAGTCGGTTTCTGCCGTCAAAGGCAACGGCCTCGCCACTATCGGAATAGACAACGCCGCATGACAACTGAAGGAGTTTGTTCATAACGGTGGCAGCGTTGACCGCCGTGATTTGTTCATCAGCCGTCCGAACCAACATCTCGGTCTTTATCTTTTTGTAATAGTGCGACTGTTGAGCGGTCAGGGGAACTATACGGGTGGTATAGGTCATCTCAGGCAAGTCTAGGCATTGGTCTTTAGTAAACCGTATGGCTGGTTGCAGTGCAGCATGAACTAACGCCACGGCATCTCTTCTAGGAATCCAAGTAAATTGTGTGATCTTTACCATCACTTGGTCTTTCCAAGCCCCTCTAAACTTGGGAACACGCTCGGGGCAGATCAACTTAGCCAAGCCAAAAGCATCCTCCGGGGACTGCGCCGCCGGGGTTCCGGTCAGCATCCAAAGCCAAGTCTTGGGCATCACCAAGTTCCATAAGCACTTCCATCTGCGGGTTGTGTTGTTCTTATAGGCGTTGGCCTCGTCCACAATAATTAGGTCAAAGTCAGCCTCTTGAAGTTCTTTTTGGACAATCTCCACCCCGTCATAGTTGATGATCACGAACTCTGCGTTGCCGTTAATAATCTTCCTTCTTTTCTTGGGTTGCCCGTAGGCAATATCCACGGTGCGGTGCATGGCAAAGGTAAACAAGTCAGAACGCCATGCCGAGTCCATGATGGAAAGGGGACAGATAATTAGGACACGTTTGATCACGCCTATCGTCATTAGATAGTCAGCCGCCCAAATACAGGAGGCGGTCTTACCCGTGCCCTGCTCGTTGAAACAAAATGCCTTTTTATTTAGGGTCAGAAACGAAGAGGTCTTGATCTGATGGGCCATCGGTCTGTGGAACCCGGGCCAGTTGTAGTCCCTACGGATAGGACTAGGTACGTTCTTTATGCGTAATTGATTAAGTTGTTGAGACTCTTCCAACCCCCACTTGACTAGCACCTGACTGACTTCTCCATCCTGAGAAAGCAGTTTGCTTTTGGGTATGGTGGCTAAAACGGGGTCAGGATTCTTGAGCCTTAACACTAAGGCTCGATTGTTTTGAACAAGTTGCATAGGCTCTCAGCATGGGCTACCCGCCCAAGAGGGGTTGATTTAACGGGACTTGCGTTCTTTCGTACTTATTTCAGACACCAACTTATGGTTAGAGTTCCGTTTAAAAGACCTGTTTGTACTAGGGGAAACCACTACTGTGCCGTCTTTATTGGAGCCACCCTTGGACAACGCTTTTTTATGGTGGACATCTTTACCTTCTCGGGCATCAGCCTTGCCGTTGCCATTGGCATCTTTGCCTTTTTTATCTAGGGCACGGCGGGCACGCTGACGCTCCATGCGTTTCTCATGCTCACCTCGGGCAACTTGCTGTTCGTATTCTTTCTTATAGGGTCTGGCTTTATTCACATAAGGCATGGCTAGTCCTCGTAAATTCTATGGGGTCTTGTCCCCAAACTAAATGTCCTAATAATAGGTACGGTTGGGTTTGCTTTGTAAAACTCGTCTACCGCCATCGATGCTTTTGGTACGAAGTAGGTAAACATCGTTACCTTTTTATCCTTTTTCATGGGCGGTGTAAACACCACCACCGTGTGTAAATAAACCTCACGATACTTGTCCCCGTTAGCATCGACTTTATACATTTCGTCCGTTATGTACGCAGTTTAAAACAGGGCAGTAACTACGGCAAGAGAAGTTAGGCCGTGGATTCCACACATTTTCCTGATACGTCTTGACCAACCAAGAATAGTTTGCCGTGCAGTCCCGCATTATACCTAGTACATCGTCCCTAGTATAACTTCTTTTTATAAGGTCGTGACATACTAAAAATAATAATCCACCCTTTATTTCATTGACTTGCGGGAAGTGGGCAAATGTACACAACGCCATTAAATCTAACTGTTTTGTATCGGCATATTTAGCCGACTTCCCGGTTTTATAATCAACAATCCTTGCCTTGTCCCCATCAACAATAATCAGGTCAGCCACCCCACGGAGCCAAACATTATTAGAAAAGAACCCTGTCGGCTCACCGCGCTCAGTTATACCCATCTTGTGCTCGCAGTATTTCTCCCCGGGCACACTTGATAACTTATCTATAACCGGAGCAAACTGCTCAAACTCCGGCGGGATGGGGACACCATCTTTTACATATTTTTCTGCGGCTTCATGGACTCGTTTGCCGTAGAGTAATACCTCAGTTTCTGGCTCAACAATATCCTTGGCTACTCGAAGATGGTAATACTTCTTAGGGCACTGTTGAAAAAGGGTGATGCTGCTGTAAGACCAAGATATAGGTTTGCTCATTCTCGTATGTGGCTTTTGACCGCTGTTCTGTAGAGCCTTAATTCTACAATCACTGCGTCAATAGTGGAAGCAGCCGCCACAAATTCACCGTTTAATAACAACTCATGGACTTCTTTTAGGAGTTTCTTGGCCTGTAACTCATGTGTTGCGTAATCTAATTTTTCATCGACTTTCATTAACAATCTCCATAACTTTTGCCTGATCCAATTTCACAGCCAACTGGCAATCCTTGCGCCCAGTCTGGCACTCTAGTCATACACCACTTGATATAAGTCTCAGCCACCTCAACTTGGGCATCGGGTACAACACACATTATCGCGTCATGCACGGTCAAGACTACCCTAAACTTCTTGGCTATAAGTAGCATTTGCTCACCAATGATGCACCGCGCAAGAGCCTGTACCACGTTCTCCACAACCTTACCGCCATAGATGTAGATACCCTTTTCTCTGCGGGAATCATAGGTGTAGACTTTACGGCTACCCCCGTTGGGCAAGCCTTCGGTACGCACGGATAAGTTGTTATAGAGCAACTTTAAGTTGTTGGGCAGCGTGAAACCATTCTTAACAACCTTGACGACTCCAGCACGACCAAAGTTTGTTCCGCTCGTAGACATCATAGAGGACAGGGCATCCCCACCTTGGTTCCAAAGGGTAGCAATCTTTGGGTAGGTAGATCTATAAATAGTGATGATCCTCTCGGCTTCCCCTTCAGGAATGTCTACGCCCTGTAGACGTAGCATCAGGTGAAACTTCTTAGCACCCATGCCGTAGCCCGCGCCAAGAATCACGGTCTTGCCAAAGAACCGCTCTTCCTTAGTAACTTCTTCTACGGGTTTATCGTATATCTTGCCAGCCATTATTTTGTAAACGTCCTCACCACGGGAGAAGGCATCAACTAAATCTTCCTGCTGGGCCAGCCAAGCGAGAGTTCTTGCCTCAATCTGTGAGGAGTCAGAGTCAATTAAGGTAAAGCCGGGGGGAGGAACGATTGCCTTCTTAATTAAAGATTTGCCATCACGGGCCGGTAAATTTTGCAGGTTGACCTTATCCGAGCCACCCCACCGGCCTGTATGCGCGGCGTAATACTTCAAGGGCACGGGCAAAGTGCCACGCTTGCCAATGTCAATAAACCGTTGCGTCCGGGTCTCCTCAAGAGTTGTCTTAACACCTAGGCGGGCGGCGACCAAACTTTGCACCTCCTCTCTAGGATGTTCTAACAAGAGTTTAAAATCCTCATCCGTCTTGGAGAAGGCCCAAGTCATCTTGCCTGTACGGGGAGACTTCTTTCTTGGAGGCTCAACGCCGAGGGACATCAATGCCGTTGCAAACTTCTCATTAGACATGATGATCTCTTTGTCGGACTCTGCATCCTTTAGTAGCAGTTCTTTCCTAGCCACCACTTCTTGCAGATGTTTCTCCAGAACCGGCACATCGATTCTTAGCACTGGCTCTGAAAACATCTTAACCGTCAAGTCAATAAGTTTGAGTTCGTTTTTGGGAAAGCCATCGTTTTTAAAAAGACTAAACAGTTTGTAGGTAAGAGCCACATCGTTTTTGCAATACTCACCGTACTTAGCCAAGTCCTCTTTGCTAAACAACGCACGGCGTTTGCCCAAGGCATTGACAACCTCTGTGCCTTTTTCCCCTAACTCATACCTCTCGGCAAGTGCTTTTAGTGAGCCACCCGCATCTATACCATCAATGGGTCGCGCCATGCTAAGTGTATCTAGCCAACCTTTGGGTGTGATGTTAAAGATCCAATTAAGAATCGCCGCATCAAACTGAGCATTGTGTGCCAACGCCAAGGAGTTCTGCCAATTAAACTGCAAAAGAAACTGTTGTATCTCAGA